GCTTCTTGCACAGTACGACTTACGTCGGTTTGCAGCTTTTGACCCTTTTTTCACTTTACCAGTCACGGCTGTTTTTAATTTAGAACCGGGATTTGCTCTTCTGTGGGCAGCGACACCGGCTCGAGTCATGCCCGCTCCAGACTTTGTAGGTCTGTAGTTTTTTTTATTTCTTGCTATTGGATTATCTGTTCTCATACTATTCCACCCATACTCATTTTTTTTCTCTTTGCAAATGTAGCAACATTTGTTGGTTTTGGTCCTTTATTACTTACTGATCTTTTTCGTTTGACAGCACTCGTTTTTTGCGAGCTTGTCATCCGTGTGGCTTTGGCAAGTGGTACGCATTTTGGATACTTCCTGTTGCTTCCCTTCTGACGACCGCAAGGTTGATATTTTCCGTTCTTCTTCGGTGCTCCTATATCTACCCATTTCTCGTCTAGCCATTTTTTAAGACCACTCATTAATATTTTTTAGTAACTTTTCTTTTCTTCTTCATGATGCCACCACATCCTTTAGCTATTCCGCCTTGCGCGTAACTAGATACCGTTTTTCTTGATTGAGAAACTGTGTTTACAGAACCACCCTCTGCTTTTTTACTTCTACCTACTTTACCTTTACAATATTTAGATGCCCAAATATTTGCATAAGCGCTTGGGTAAACAGAAAATTTTTTTTTAGCAGCGGCTTTTCCTGCTGGACATAGTTTAGCCATTTATTAACCTCTCATTTTTTTAAAAGTTTTAGCAAGTCTTGCACGTTGGCCTAACTTACCACTTTTTTTAGCAGCGGCATTTAATTTTGACGCTGGAATTTTTTTACCTTTTTTAATACCTAAAGCTTTTCTTAAAGCTCCTGGTTTCTTAACAGCTTTTTGAATCCACTTCTTATCTGATTTCACAGCCTTTGCCTCTTTTAGCTAGTCCACCACTTTTCATTCTAGCTCTACCACCATTTTTCATAAAGCCCATTTTGTTTCTAACTTTAGAAGGTAATTGTCCTAATGATTTTTCTTTTCCTGCAGGAACCATTTTTAATGAACCACCATCTTTAAGTTCTCTAACGATTCTTTTCTTTTCGTCTTTAAGATTTCTTTTGCCTTTTTTACTATATGCTTTTTCAGCATCTACTCGGCCAAGTTCTTCAAGTCTGTTCATTCGTTTTGAGTTCATTATTTGCTAGCTCCTCTAGATTCATCTCTTCTAGATTTAAAACTTTGTGATTTTGTAGATTCCTTGCCTCTTCTTTCTCCTAAAGATTCATCAAGTCTATCATTAGCACCTTGTTTTTTTATACCAGATTTTCCGTATGGAAATCTAACATTTGATCTTACTCCGTTTTGTCTCATATTTTTCCTTTGTTTTTTATTTTTTTAAAGCTCTTCCAAAACCTCTTTTAGCACATCCTACACCACCACCACGTTTATATCCAATTCTTCCGCCATCTCTAGCAGCTTGTTCTGATATTTTTGGTGTTGCTGGTCTTTTTTCACCTTTAAGTCTTGTGCTATATCTTTTACCTTCAAACGTAAAAGAATCTTTTCCTTCTTTTCTCGCTTTAGCAAAAGCTTGTCCTCTTGAACTTACTTTAGTACCTGTTGCTTTTTCATAAACAGCTTTACTTTTTTTCCCTGTTGCTCTTTCCTCATCTCTTTTTTGTCTAGCAATTTTTTTAGCTACATCTTCTTTTTTCATTGTAGAAAATTCTAGTTTTCCTGCTGTTACTTGTCCAGGTCCTGCTGGAACTGATTTACTAAAATCACCTTTAAAAGTTTTTTTTCCTTTTTCAATTGCTTTTTTAAAAGCATCTCTAAATCTTCTTTTTGGTTTGTCTACATTAGAAAAAAATAAACTTTTTCCTTCTTTGTTTCTACTTGCCATTATTTTTTTACTCCTTTAAATATTTGTGTTCCCTTTATACCATAAATACTTGCTACTACAAGTATCCATAAATTTGTAAACCATTTCGGAAGTTCTGAGAACATCTCAAAAAATAGTTTTACCTTGTCCATCGCAGTCGGATCGTCCGATACCACTGCCCAGGCCAAAATTGCAATTGGCGTTGAGAGGATTATGAGAACTGCCTCGTCCTTCCAGTCAGAATCTCTCGACTCTAAAAGTTTGCCTTGGTAAGCTTCCTCACCACGGGCCATTTTTGATGCATGCATAAGCTGTGCATCAGACATAGCCATCTTCGTCTTCTGCTTGTTAGCGTAAATTTTACTTCCCGCAGAAACGGCTAATTTAATTGCCGAGAACCACATACTAGTACCAAGTAGCTTTTACTGGTTTCTTACTGGCTCTCATTCTTTTAGTTCCTTTAACATCTACAACTTGTGATGTCATTGGATCAGTAGCTTCGATAGTAACACCACCTGTTTGGTAACCATCTTTGCCAACGCCAAGTTCTTTTTCAACTTTAACGTCTTTATTCATGAATGTTGAACCTCTTTGCCAATCTTTTGTCATAATTTATCTCCTAGGGTTAATTATATCTATTTTTTTCCGAAATTTCTACCAAAATCGTGAATTTTACTAGAATCAGCCATACCTTGTTTAGCTAATGATACTCCTGCACGTAAAGCAGCTAGTTCTTGGTTCTGTTCTAGCTTTTCTTCATGTTGTTGATCATTCATCATGGCTTTCATCTTGTCAAGGTTAATTCTTTCTTGACCTTCTTCTTCTCTTCTTTGGTTTTCTTGTGCTCGAAGATCCATTTCTCTACCTTTTAATCTTAATAAAGGATCTCCACCATATTCACCCATAATTTTTTCTTCTTCTTTAGCAAAGTCCATAGTCATCTCTGCAATAAGTATTGCTTTTCTTGCTTCAATCATACTTGTAATTTGTTGAACACGTTGTTGTTGTTGCATAACTTGTGGATTTTGCATCATACCTTGTGCCATAGCAGGATTTTGTGCTCCCATTTGTTGCATTTGTTGTTGAATAATTTTTAGTTCTTGCATTTCTTGTACAAATTCTAATTGAACTTGTTCTTGAGACATTAAACTAATGTGCTCTAGAATATTTTTTTGTAATGCTGCCATAGCTGTTGGATTATTTTGTACCATATTAATTCTCATAAAATTTAAGTGAGCATCAATGTGAGCTTTATGATCTTGTCCTGGAAAAGCTTGAAAAGGTTTACCTGAAATAGCTAGTATATGTTCTAAACTTGGATCTAAAGGCATAGGAGCAGCCGGAGGTGGTAAAATTGCATTTACATTTTTAACACCAATTGCTTCATACATAGATCTATACGCTTGATACAAGTTATGAATTCTTGGATTAGATTGTGCTAATTGTAATTGTGTTTGAGCCATTGATATTCTTTGAGTTTGTGAAAATATATTTGGATCAGCAACTGGAAGTATATCTACTCTGTCATCAAAATCTTGAACTTTAATTTCTCTAGATGCATTAGGTACATCATAAGGATAAACTGGTGGTAAATAAGTTTTAAATACATTAGCTAATAATTTAAACTCTGTTTTTAAACCTACATATAATCTTTTGTGTATAGCTGACATTACCCGCGATCCACGTTCCAATAACGCCACAGTGGTACCCACGGCGGCCTGTTGGTTCATATCGCCTACTTGATTATCAGCGATGGACGCGAAGCGTTGACCTGCTTGAACACAAACACCCATTAATTGTAATAATGTTGCATTAGGTCCTTTGAATGGTAATTGCATAAATTGATCTGCGATTGCTCCTGATGGAGAATCTACATCTCTAAATTCACCGGGTTGTAATGGTTGAGCATCATCTCTAATTCTTACACCTCTAGTTTTAAAACCAGCAGGTAAGTTAGCTAAAGTACCAGCATCAAGTAATTGTCTTAAAGCTGCAGTTGCGGTTCTAGTTAAACCACCAATCATGTGGATTAAACCAAAACCATAAAAACCTGTGCCTGGTAAAAATTTAAATTGTACAAAGTAATTTATTTTTTTCTTTAATGGATCTTCTACTTCATAGTTTCTTCTAATAGATAAAATTTGTGTATTAGCTGTATCTAAAGTTACAACATAAGGAACTTTAATTCCAGTAGGTTCATTATCTTCAGGATTAACATCTTCATAACCTTCTAAATCTAAATCAATATGAAACTCTAAAAGAGTGTACATATCTTCTTGACCATTTTGAGTAACACCTTCTAACTCTTGTTTTTTTTCTGTAAGTTGATTTTCAACAACTGGTGGTTCACCTAAATCTACATCTTTATAAAATCCAGATACTTGTTGTTTACGTAATTCGTTTTGAGACATTTTAATTACATGTACAACAGCTTCTGCATCTTCTAATGAGTTTGCCGAATAAGGTACAACTAAATCATCAGAGTGAACAAATTTAGATACGGCTCTACCTAAAAGATCGTCATAATAAACTTTCTTAAATGTAGAGCCGGACAGGGGTAGATAGAAAAGCATTTGGTCAAACTCTGGTTCATATTCTTTCATCTGATCCATAATCTGATAATTCATAAAATCTTTAACTCTATTAGCTTGGTCTTGTTTTTGTGATGTGACGTTTCCTAAAATCTGTGTTCTTACTGGACCATCTGATGGTAATAATTCTTTATAAGCTGTTGCTTGAAATTGTGCTACGGCTTCTGCTAATACAGGGTGAGTAACAGAACTTGCACCTCTGAAAGGTTGTGTTCTTCTTTGGTATTTAAAACCTAATAAATCTAAACCTTCTCTATAAGATTGTTCCCAGTCTGCTCTTGATTCTTTATAGCCAGTATATTTATCAGATAAATTTTGAGCTAGTTCAGTTAAAAGTCCATCATCTAAAAATTCAGCAAGGTTAGCAAAATGCTCTTCACCACCTTCTGGAGTTACTGCGTTTGGATCAAAAGAAATTTCAGCACCACCTTCTTCGTCCATTTCAATCTCTACTGGACCACCTTCACTTTGAACTTGTTCTATTTTTTCTTGTTGATCTTGAATAATTTCTTCAGCTCCTGGAACTTCTACAGTTGTTTTAGTATCAGTAACTGATTTATCTATTGAATCTGCCATGGGGTATTCTATCCTCTATCTGTAATTGTTTCAACACCTTCTTCTACTTCTGTACTATCAGGTGTTTCTTTAACTGTCAAACTTTCAATAACTTCATTTAATCTTTCTGAATCATTTATTTTTGCCACAGGTATATTAGGTTTCATTTGAACTTGTTGATTAGCTGGACCTGGATTTTCATCCATCCATTGTAGTAACTCTTCTTGAGTTGCTGGTTCATCATCAGGAGTTAATCCTACTTTAGGATCATACTTTACTATTTCTCCTGTAATATCATTATATCTTAAATTTAACATTATTCTGTTTGTCCTGGGTCTAGACTATCTGAATAATTTCCAGCATCATCTATATTAGATGTATCATAACTATCTGCTCCACCAGAACCATAATCTTGATAGCCCATTCTAGCTATTTCTGCTTGAGCTCTTGCTAAAGCTGCATCTAAAGCTTTTTGTTCAGCAATTTTTTTATCAATTTCTCTTTGTTTAGTTTCTGCTTCAGCTAATTCTAATCCAGGTATTAAAGATTTATAATAGTTTCCTCTGTTACCTTTAGCAAATTGACCTTTAGTTCTTACATAATCTGCATAGTTTCCAAAACCACTTCTTATATTAATTCCAAAAGGATCTTTGTTTCCTCCCATACTCTCACCTTGCTCTAGTATAAATTGTTGATCTGCTGGTGATAGAGTATCAAATTGATCTAATCCACTAAATAAATTTCCAATACCTTGTGTGGCCATTCCTGTTAAAGATTTGTCTCCAATAAAAGGCATAAAGTCCATTGCTTTACTAAACATACTTCTTTGAGGTGTTAAAGGATCAATAGGTAATTGTGCTTGCTCATCAGCTGTCATTGAATCAACTTCACTAAAATCATAAGGGTTAGTTGTTTTAGCAATGTCTTGAGCATTGTTTGAAGATTTAGAATAATAATCATATGAAGTAGGCATTGTTTCAGCTGCATTAGCAACTCCATAATTTGTAATAGCATTAAATAAACCAGATTGGTTTAAAGCATTTCGATCGGGCATTAACGAATTTTGTTTATTAGCCGTAGCATCTAAAGCAGTATTTATAAAACCAGTATCTGTAGCAAATTTATTTGCTAGATCTGCATATGTTTCTGCAGTAGTTCCTTTTTTACCATATAAAGATCC